ACCTTGTGCGGCGTGCCGTGGTGTGCGGCAATGCTGTAGTTTGCTGGGCCGCTGATCGTGGCGTTGCTGGCGCGGATCGCCGGAGTATCAGTCGAAACTGCGTTGGTTCGGGAGCCGATGGAAAAGTCCATGAGCATCTGCCCGCCATCGGTGATGATGTCTTTGCTGACCCTGTTGCTTGCGGTGTCCACACGCGCCTGCTGGTTGAGGCCGACCGAGTCGGCGAGGAAGGATTCAAAGTTGGAGTCGATCTTGCCGGTAGCGAATGCGTCCTTGAGCTTGATGGCGCGGGCCATGGTCTCTTTGAAGACTTGGAGCATGCGCTTGATGTAGTCCACAAAGGAGGCTGGAAGGGAGGTCTCCTCGATGCGGCCTGCGGCGTAGTCCATGCCCACTTTGGCGATGTTCTCAATAATGTCGGTTTCGGTCTCGGTGGCGTAGGTTTCGCCGGTTGCCTCACTGGTTTGGTTGAGCCACCCGCGCAGGGAATCCAGATCGGTGCGGCCCTCGGCGAGCGCCTTGCGGACGAAGACATGGTTGATCTCCTCAAAGGCATCCTCCGGGCGGGAATTCTCGCGGAGCTTGATGACGCCACGGAAGACGCCTTCGGCGGTCGTCTCGACATTGGCCTCGCCGAGGATGTTGTAGGTGGTGAGGTCGGAACCTTCGGGGATGCTGGCGAACCGGATGCGCTCGTTGAGATTGGCGATGCCTTTGGAATCACCGGCCTCTGTCAGCCGGTCGAGTTCCTGCTGGACCGTGCGGGGCGCTTCGATGGTGGCAACATTGGCTGGGTCTTGGGCGCGGAAGTAATCCACCATGTCGGCGACGGCATTGCGCTCGTTGATGAGTTGCGCCTCGTTGTGCTGACGCACGGCCTCCAGCGCGGCCTGCTCGCTCTTGGTGCGGAGGAGTTCCCGGCCATCGGGTGAGGTGACGACGATGTCCTCGGACCCATCGGGTGCGGTGACTCGCTCTATGCGGGCGTCGAGTTCTCCGGGGGTGCGGGCTTTTTCAATGGTGTTGAGGACTTCCTGCTCGCCAGCCTTGATGTTTTCCGATGTTCGCTTTTCCCATTCCATCTGGATGCGGGCATCGTATTCCTCGGGATTCTCCGCTCGCTGGATGAAGGTGACTTGATCCTTCCCAAATCCTGCCATGCGGAGCTTGGTGGCATTGAGTTCGGCGGAGGGGTTTTTGATGTCGCGGTAGGTGGCGACTCCACCGCCGATGAGGGCAAGGGGGAGGGTGGCGAAGAAGGTTTCGGCCCGCTGGCCAGACCAGTCGTCCATGAGCTTGGTGAAATCCTTTTCGGGCATGTCCTCGCGGAGGGCGGCAACGGCGGTCTCCAGCACGGGGGCGATGAGGTCTTGAGCGCCTTCCTGCAAGTTCTGCTCCACGACATTGGCCCCAATCTTGACGGTGCGGCGGACGCCATCGCTGGCGATGCGGTCGAGGTAGCGGCCAAACATGGGGAGTCGCCCGGAGATGCTGCTCAACTGGACCCGGTCGATGGCGGCATTGGCCGCGCCTTCCACCAGGGCGAGACCTTGTGCGAACTGCGGATCGACATCCGGGTTCTCCAGCATGATGCGGTCGTATTCCGTGGATTGGTAGGCGAGGACGCCGAGGAAGGGATTGACGGCAGTCGCGCCCATGAGCGGGATGCTGCCAGACAAACCGTAGGCTCCACGCTCGGCGGTTCCCCAGAAGGAGTTCTCCTCCAGCACGGGGCGGATGGGATCGACGCCGGTCTTGGCAACATTGCGGAGTTCGCGCACGACCTTGAAGGATTCGCGCACATTCTGGCCACTCTGGATGAGTGTCTCGGCCTCCGGCACGGTAGCCTGCCGCCACGCATCGGACTCGGCTCCGGCGGGAGCGTTGCCGACCACAGCCTTGGTGAGGTCGCCATCGGCGGGAACCCAGATTTGCGTTCCGTTGCGGATGGACTCCAGCCAGTTGTTCACGCCTGCCTCTTGCATCTGGAGTGTTCCCTGTGGGACAAAGTCGAACCCACGGGTGAAGGCTTGCCCCATGTTGATGGCAAACTGCTCGATCCCGGCGCGGTCGATCTGACCGGCCTGCGCGGCGAGGGTCACATATTTGTAGATTTTCTGGCGGTCTTCGGGTGGAGCGCCGACGAAATCGTTGGCGAGGCTTTGCATGTCCTCGTCGGTTGCGTTGCCTTGGGTGAACGAGGTGAGCGTGGAGAGCGCCTTGGATGCTTGCGGGCGAACGGTGTCGAGGTCGTTGATCGTGTCGTAGTAGAGTTTGTAGCCCTGCGAGAGGAAGGCGGCGTCATTCTGGCCGTCTACCAGTTCCGGGTATTTCTGCTGCCACTGGTTGAAGACCTCGGTCATGCCGTCCACGAAGGGACGATTCTGGCCGAGTTGGGAGTCGGTGATCGCTTTGCCGACTGCCTGCATCTGGAGGTCGTTGATGGCCTCGGTTTTCTTTTTCTGAGTATTGTATTCGCCGCTGATGAAATCGAAGAGTTGATTGTCATCGAGGTTTTTCTTCCCGTAGTTTGCCATCGCAAAGGCATCGCGCTCGACTTGGTAGGACATGGGGTCGATGGGCCTGCCGTTGTGATGCTCCAGCCATGCGCCAATGGCTGCGCTCTTTGCAGTTTGGTCGGGGTCGAGAGATTCCTGCACGGCGGCATTCGCCTGCTTCTCTTGCTCGAAATAGGCTTCGTCAGTGAATAGTTTGGAAAAGTGTTCGTCGGTCTGTTGGCGTCTTTTTTCAGCAAGGCCATCGGCGTATTTTTCTAAAGCATTCGCCATTTTCAGACGGTCATCACCAGTAACCTTGTCTATTTCTGTGAGGTATAAATCTGCTGTTGCGTCGTCGATGAGATCAGTCATGGAAAGTTAGGCGTTGGTGGCTTTGCGGAAGGAAACGACAGCCATGCCATCGTTCTTCTGTTTGCCGCCGGGGCTGTGGAAATCGAAGCGTCCAGTGAGAGGCTTACCGAATTTTTTGATAGCCTGCGCGTCCTGCATGGTGCGGTCGTCCCAGTTGCGGATCACGGTGGACCCATCGGCGAGCGTGAGTTCCACAGGGTCGCCCTTACCGATCCCGGCGGCTTTGAATTTGCGCTCGATGTCGGGCGAGATGGCGAGGGAATTTTCGTCGAGGGTGTTGTTCCACGCGCCGATGCGGTTGCGGGAATTGGAGTCGGAATACGGATCGCCAGGGAAGTTGTAGTGTGTCACCTTACCTTCGGCTTTGGTGGACTGAGCCTTTTCTCGCATTTTTTGTTCACGCTCAAGCGATGGAGATGGAGGCGCGGCTGGGGCATCCACTCGATCCATCATGCGTGTTTGCCATCCAGAGCTTGGCAGAAACGAGGGCGGCGACTTCTGTTTGAACAACTCAAGGGCTTTACCCTTCAAGAGAGGCTCGATGAGGCTGTCTCGGTGTTGTTGGGCGTCCGCCGGAGTCTTGTCCTTGTTGGCCGGGTCGTCGAACCATTCGTCCATGCCTTGCATCACCGAATAGACCTTGGCGTTGTATGTGTTGTTCTTGGACTGATCAACGATGGTCTTGCCGTCTTGGTCTAATCCGGTTTCTCCGAGGAGGCCACTATCGCCGATGCGCTTGATGCCTTGGATGAAATCGGACCTGTAAACTTCGCGGGGGGCTTTTGGAGTTCCATCGAATGCTTTCTTCCAACCAGACTTCAACTCTTCACTCAGTAGTTGAGCCTGCTCTTTGGGGAGGCGAGAAACGATCTCAGCGTTGAGTTCGTAGAATTTCGCGTCGTCCTTGTCAGCCCCATAATCAAATCCGGCGACCTTGGCCTTGAGATCACCTGCGATCTTTGGATCGAATGTGATATTTGAAGCTATTGCATTTTCAAGGCGCTTGTATTTCGACGGCTCAATCCCCATCCCTTTAGACTCCGTAGCAAGTTGCTCGGTGCTGGTGATGTCCTTGTTCTGGATTCTTTCAACGAGGGAATTCCAATTATCGGAATCCGTGGCGCGGATTTGGCGGTCTGCCTCGTAGAGGTGAATTTTGACTCGGCTGGGTTCAAGTTGGCCAAATTCTGTCACCTCGCCAGCCTTGGCTTTGGTGAGGATTTCCTTGGCGCGGCGAGGGTCGGTGAGGATTTCGGCAGCGATCTTCTCGCGCTGTTGCTCCTTGGCCTTGCGAAGGAAGTCATCCTGCAACATGGCATTTTTGAGTTTCCCTTCACTTTCGGAATATGTGCCGTCTTTGACGCCTTTGTTGATGACGGCGAATGCGCCTTCGATGTCTCCGTCTGCGATCTTCATCAAGGCGTTGGCTTCAAGGTCTTGCTGGTAGCCTTCGATGCGTTTCTTGTTGGCCTGCCCTTCGATTTGCACGCCGCTCATGGTGTTCCAACGGTCAAAAGCGGGCGAGAGCGACTGGGCGGCGTTGTTGCTGATGCCGATCTCGCCGATGGCCTTCTTGGTTTCAGAGACATTGGCGAGCCACTTCTCCTGCCACTTGTCCACCGGCGTGTTCATCTGGTCGTTCTGCTGCTTCTCAAATGCCGAGCGCATGAGAGTCTCGGCGCGGGCAAGGTCGGCGGTGTCTTTGGCCTTGGCCATCTTCTCGGAGTAGGCAAGTGCGACCTCGCCAATTTGGCCGATCTGGTAGGCGATCTTGCCCATCGCGGCGTCCTCCTTTGAGAAGGCGTCGAGCGCCAGCGTCTGATCCAGCATCGACTTTGCGCCACGGGTTGCGATGGAGGAATCCACCATGGCGGCTCCGGTGAGCTTCGCGGCTTGCGGTGCGAGGATGCCGGTCGAGGGGCCGAGGGCTTGCGGGCCTGCGTTGGGAATGTCGGCGAGTCGGATGGTTGGCATGGGTTAGCTGGCTTTGTAGGTAGTTCCCGATCCTGTTGGATTTTTCGATTTCAAGCCTCCGTAGTAGGACAAACCGATCTGGCCCATCTGGGCGACTCCGGCGGCTCCGGCAGCGTAGCCACCGAGTTGGGTGGCGCGGGAGGTTGCGTAGCCTGCCTGCTGCTCGATGGCGGCTTGGCGCATATTGATTCGGTAGCCTGCGCCTGCGGCCTTCTCGGCGAACTGGGCATCGTTGAAAGAAATCTGGGCGCTCTTCTTGGCCATGGCGCTGGAGAAGAGGTCGGCATTCATGTTGAAATCGCCAACCAGGCTATTCATGTCCGCCTCGTAGCGTTTCTTGTTGCTCTCCAAGTTGGCGAGGAGCTTGGTGTCGGCTACCTGCATTTCGTATAGGTTGGCGGTATCAGCCAAAACAGCAAGAGGAGAACCTTCGGTGGTGACTCCACCCTTGGCGAACTGGCTGCGCTGGAGACCGAGGATGCGGGCCTTCTCGGCGCGGATGCGGTCTGCCTGCTGGCGGGCTTGGGTATCGACGCCATCAGCTTGAGCGCGGAGTTGCTGCGCCTGCTGTTGGACGAGGATGTTGTTCATGTTCGCTTGGTCGCCTTGCGATTGCGCGTTGAACATGGCCATCTGCGAATTGAACTGCTCGGCCTGCGCGGCCCGCTCTGCGGCCATCCGTTGCCATGAGGCATTCTGCTCGTTGATCTGGCGGTTGTAGTCCGCGATGGCGGCTTGGGATTTTGCCTGCTGGCTGGCAGAATACATCGCGATGCCTGTCGAGGCGGCTGTGGCGACTATCATTAGTGGAACTGCGGCTTGAGGCATTAGTGTCCCTCCTCCTTTGAAAGTGATGAAATTAGAAAAACTTGATTGTCAGATATTTTTTGAAACCCCTGCCGTTCCAGAATACGAGCAATTCCGGGAGCGGTAAATACAGCCATGGTGTGGTAGCCGAAGCCGCGAGCGATTTTTTGCAGGCAGGTCATGCAATGCCGGAAAGCCTCCAATGCTGTTTTCAACGGGAGTCGCGGCCTGCTCACTGCGTGGTCGGCCATGCACATGCCGGATGAGTTGTCCATGCACAGGAAAAGGGCGCTCACAGGCTCGCCTTCCATTTCGCAAATGACGCCACACTTTGGGAGCATCGGCAGAGGGCGCGGGTGCTTCCCGTGGAAGTAGCACCACTCGCTGATCATGTCGTGGTCGGAATCGGTGAATTCTCGTAAAGTGATGTTATTCATTACCGAAAGTATCCCACACAGGTTGAAGGGCGATGACGGCCATTGGATAAGGTGCAGTCTGCCTCAGAGTGACATCTGCGTCGAGACCGAACGCACCGGCGAGGATCATTTTCTGGTCGCCGGTGGTGATGGTGTCGGCGAGGGCATACCAGTCGCCGTTGTTCGTGCGAACCTCCCCTCCCCGGCTCTTGTAAAGGCGGGCGATGATTTTGTGGATGCGCTTCTTGCGGCCTTGGGAGGAACCGTCTTCCAAGTCCATGTCGAGCTTCATAGGCGTAAGGGTCGATGTGTAGGGCAGGCCGACATAGCCTGCGGCTGCGGCGGGAACGGTGATCGCGCCGCTGGCGACCGTGCGGGTCACGGGGGCTTGGCCGTCTTGCATGACGGTGACGGTCTTGCCGTTGAAGCGGTCGAGGCCAGAGATCGTGCGGCCTGCTGCGCCGGCGTCAATTTTGGACCACCCGTCGAGGTAGCGCCATGAGTTCGCGGTTTGGTTGTCGAGGTGGGTTCTCCAGAGGAGCGGGAACCGCTCAATGGTGCGGTAGTCCTGCCCGGAGACGGTGCGCTTGACGACCATCCAGACTTCGTCCTCGGTTTGGTTGCCGTAGATGGTGGCCACGGACTCGACATCGGCATTGTCGGCGATGACATGCCGGTGCCAGCCGACGACTTTTTGATCGCGCTCGTAGGTCATCGCGATGAGGGTTCCATCGCCGCGAGCGCACCAGAGGACGGCATCCGGTTGCTGCTGGTAGGCGACCTCCACGATTTCGCCGCTGGTGATGTGTTCGGCGAGGAGGGTCAAATCCGGCGCGACCCAACCGTCCTTGTTGAGTTCGTAAACGAGTTCGCGCACCTTGCGTCCGTTGCGCTGGACGAAGAGGAGGACATCGTTGACCAGCGCGGCCCGCATGTATTTGCTGCCGTAGCTCGACTGGCGGCGTGCCTGCACATTGGTGGCCGAGAGCGAGGCCGAGGAGTCAGCGCTGCCGATGGTCCACTCGTCGCCGGATGTGCCGATGAGGAGTTGACTTTGCGAATACATCCAGTTGATGCGGTTGCCTTCCGAGGCGGCGAGGGTGAACTGGACCGCATCGCTGGCAGTCGTGCCGGTCTTGAAGTTCTCGAAATTGTCAATCTGACTGCACCATATCGTATTTGGCTGGGAGCTTGTGCCGCCGAAGCAGAGGCGCTGTTCGTGCATGGCGACTGCGCGAGGGTAGCCGCGAGTGGAGGAGAATGAGCTAAATGCCCAAAATTTGGTGTTGCGCTGGAGGCGCGGTCCCTCTCCGAGCCACTTGTCCACATTGATCTGCCCCGATCCGACGATGGTGGCGATGCCGCCCGTTATTTTTGTATCGGTCTCTAAACGAGCCTTCCGAACAATTGACCCGCTGCCGGAATCATAATCCAGAATGCGGATTTTTAGACCGCAGCGTGTGGACTCCGTTCCGCTAGTTATGATATTGCGGTCTGCGGACACGGAGTATTCCCGCACAATTTCCATTTTTGTGAGGTTCTCTGGGTAGATGTCGAGGTAGCCGGTCTGGGTATTGCCGGTCAGAGCGTAAGTGTAGGTGTGAGTGCCGGTGACGGTGATGGTCGTTCCGTGCGTGGCGTAGTTGTTTGTCGAAATGCCGTCTCCCACACAAATGCGGTCTCCATCGTTCCACCCATGGAAGGGGTGGTAGACGCTCACTACCGTGCCGCTTCGCGTGGCGGTGGCCACGATGCGCCCAGCCGAGAAGACATCCGAGGGAACGCGCAGAATTTGAATGGTTGCCGTCCATGTGCCGGAAGTGCTAAAATCCCACCCACCTTCCACGGCCAGAGTCGAGGAAACATTGTTGCCATTGATGAGTTGCTCGGCGTAAAAATTTGGCTTTTGCCACTTGAGTTCCACTTGCGAGCCAATGGTCGAGGACGGGAAGAGACCGCTCCCAGCACTGACCGAGTATTTACCCATTTCGTTGAGCGGAATCGGGAATTGCGACCATTTGCCAGCGGCTTGATCCACGCCGAAGTTCGATCCAGCGCGGTGGGCGCTCATGGCGTAGTAATAGAACGACTGGTTGGCTTGGTTTTGGGCGCTCCAATTGGCTGCGGTGAATGTGGCATCGGTGTTTGCCAAGATGCACTCGTAGGCGATGGTGCCATTCCGCACAATGTCACCTACTGCGTAGGCGGTGGATGCGGCCCATGCGGGAGGTTTGACATAGTCGCCGAGGATGTAGTTTGTGCCAGCGACCCAAGTGTCCGGGTTCGGGTAGATGTTCACGACCGTCTCCGTGGTGTTCTGCTCTTGCAGCGGGGGGTAGTCGAAGACGACCGAGGAGAAAGTCCAGTTGTTGTCTGCGAGGCGCGAGAGTTTGTAGGGGGGGTAGTTCGCGTGAGCGAAATACATGATGTCGTTGATCTGGGCGAACTGGACTTCGCGCAGGTGGGTGGCTGTGGCGTAGGGAGTGGGAATCTCAAAGATCGTCTGAGCCACCCACCGGCCTGCATCGAGATCGGTGTCGAATGTGCCTGCGGTGTGGGCGGTTCTGCAATAGTAGGTGACGCTGGATTCTCGCACATAGTTGCCGACCGAGTAGATGCTGCCGCTCGTCCATGCGGCAGGAGTGGCCACGGTCACGGGTAAGCCTGTCGCCCCGCTCCAGAAGCGCAGGTAGCCTACGCCCATTTCGAGGATGAACCGGGTGGTGGTGGAAAAATTAAAGCCGATCAACCGGGTTTGCGTTGTGGCCGACTTGGTGGCTCCGCGAAACTCTGTGCCTGGTCGCCGGATGACGCCGCCGTAGGGCAGGATTTGGAAGTTCTCCAGCGTGCGGCAGGCGCTGCGGTATTTCTCCAAGCTCGTCCGGGCGTCGATGAAGGGCGAGACTTCACCGGCGTTGAAACTTGGATAGAAATCGAACTTCGGCATCTTATTTTAACTCCAGCTTTCGCTCGACCCGCTCGATCACGACCTTGGCGCTGGAGATGACATCGAGCATTTCCCGGTTGGCCGTGGTGAGGTGGGCGACGAAATCGGCGTTCTGCTTGTCCATGCGATCTTGGAGCGTGTCCAATCTCGCGGTGAAGTAGCGAAACAAGATGCCAATGGCCGAAATCCCAATGACCAAAAGCGCCACGAAAAGCCAGCGGTCGGACTGAGCCGCCGCATGGCTGATCGTTTCGAGCATTGTGGAATCGGCGCTCATTAGCTGTTGGCTTGAGCGAGGAGGTTGCCGAGGTGCGATAGGGTCGCGGTGTTGTTGACCCTGTCCAGATTCAGTCCATCTGTCTTGGCTTTGATCGCGGCGACATCAGAATTTGCTGGGGCGGTGTAGCCCGAGGATGCCAGGCGCGAGCTGGTCGCGGCGTCGAGGTTTTCGACTGCTGCGCGACCAAGCACCCAGAGGCTGGGAATGTGTTGGCTGTCCACCGTGCTGTCGGTGGTCTTAAAAATGGCGGCGTATTCGCCCTCCGCGCTATTGTTGGTCGAGAGCGTGTAGCTATACAGCCCGCCGCCAATTGCAGTGGCGCTGCCGCCGGTAACGATCTGCGAACCCGAGGGATTGTAAATGTCGATTGTTACGGTGAGGCCGGTCTTGCCTTGTTTCGAGGCAGTAAAAAAAGCGAGGAATTTTACGGGGGTGGATACTTGTTCGATCATGTTTTTGGTTGGGTTTAGATTTCTTCAGCTTGCGGTAAAAGAGGGAGGACGGCATTCATGGGGAGGACTTCGACCAGAGGGAAAAGCTCGCTGGGGAGATGCGCGAATCCTTGCGCGTAGAGTCCGCCGGGGCCGATTTCGGTGAGGAGGTCCGCACGGAGCATTTTGCGGCCATCGACGAGATCGACGGGGATTGCGACATGGCGAGGGTTGCCATGTTCGCTTTGCACGGCGGCGAGTTGCGCGGCGAGTTCGGAGTTAAAAACAAGAGCAAATTCTTTTGCCGTCTCGTAGCTGATAGGTTGGTTTATGAGGTCGGCGAGGGTCATACGATTGCTGTAGTGAGTGCGTTCATAAGCGTTGTGACTCGTGTATCAAGGGCGGCGAGGTCCATTGCTTCGCCTACTGAGTAAAAGGCAATTCGACCCGCCGAATTGTTTTGTCCGACTCCATTTGCAAAAATACGAAGAACTTGATTAAGTGGAGTTTGCGAAGTTGATGAAGAAGTTGTGCTTGTTCTGTTTCCTCTGGAAACAACTTGAGTCGAGTTACTTCTACTTGTTCCAATTAAGCCTGCAAAGTTTGTCGATAAAGTAGGGCCAGAATTTGTGTTTAATCTGTGAGTAATTCGCTCTGAATCTGATATGAATAATTGCGATGTGCCGCTTATTCCCGTGCCGCCCATATAAACTCTGTTAGTAACCCCATAAGTTTTAGTGACATAAACTGAAATATGTTTAGAATTTTGAGGGTCAGAGTTATTGTTTCGGTTGGTAATTAAATCTTTGTTTGTCGCGTCACCGATTAGCCCTGTTTTTCGGTTGTAGTCACCCGCAACAAAACTGTTATTTGTGGGAGCTGCCCCTACAAGCGGGACTAAAGCGCCGGGAAGTGTTCTCGCTCCTGCCAGAATACAGGAGGCTTTGATGGCAGACCAGATGCCGTCCGATTTGCAACCGACGACAAAATTGTCAATAGCCACTGCAACGGCATTTTCAATTGGCTGGAGGTCGGCAGCTTCAACTGCTAACAAATAAGCCTCGGCGTCAGCATCGGAGGCAGTTGACCGCCCGGATTTAGTCGGAATGCGTAAAGGAGAGAGTTGGCCGTAGAGGGGCGAAATCATGCGAAGGTCAGGTTTTGCTTGTTTGACCACGCGCCGGTGGCGCTGGATTCGGTGCTGGTGGTGCCTGCGGCGTTGAAAATGGTTTGGACGATCTCCCATCCTTCGGCGTCATAGACGCTGCCGGAATTTCCAAAATCTGCGTAGAGGAGGTAGCCCAAATAGGTGGTGTTGCCATCGAGGTCGAACATCCAAATGCGGTCGGGGGCTTCCTTTGCGCCTGCGATTTTATAGGTCTCTCCAGTGGCAGGATTCCGAGTAAAAATCTTGCGGTTTGTGTGGTTTATAACCACTTCTCCGAAAACCAAATCAGTAGGAATGCTCCCATCGACCGTGCTGTTTCTCAAAATTATTTTCGGATTTGCCATGTAGAAGAGGGTTGCCGCCGGGGAGGATTGCCCCCCCCAGCGGACTTGGTTATTGAATATCAATAAGTTCCACCATCTATTTCCGTCTCCAAAGCGGTGATTCGATTGCCCAAGCTGGTATCAGCCGAAGCACGGGTCGAAGCCTCCGAAGAAACTGCGTTGGAGCGATTTGTGATCTCTGAGGCGAGGCCCGCTTCGACGGCATTGATATCGCTCTCGGCTGCGGTAACCCGCGAGGCCAAGGCTGTGGCTGCTGTCTCGATGTCGGAAACATCACTGGCGAGCGCGGCTTCTGCGGCGGTGGCCCGTGAAACTTCCGAGGCGAGGGCGCTGGAGGTCGAGGAGGTGAGCGCGGAGATCGCGGAAGTGCGATTCGTGATCTCGGTCGCCAAATTGCCTGCGATGACTCCTTCGGCTGCGGTCGCCCGTGCTACCTCTGCGCTCAGTCCGGAGGAGGCGCTGGAGGCGAGGGAGGTGATGGCACCATTCAGCGTGCTGTCTGCGCTTTGGAAAGCGCTTACAACCTCTGTCAAGCTGTCCAGGGCTGCACCGTCCACATTGCTGAGGACATTGTCGATGCGTGTGCCGAGCGCTTGCTCCGCTGCGGTGGCGCGTGAAACCTCTCCTGCGAGGCTTGTGCTAAGAGCGCCTTCTGCGGCTTGCGCCCGTGAAACCTCGGTGGCGAGATTTTGGGTCAATGTGGCATCGGCGGCTTGTCTTGCGGCACTTTCCGTTGCGAGGTTGCTCGCGGCGGTGGAAACGGCGCTGGCCAGATTCGTGGTCAAGGTGGCGTCCGCTGCGGAGCGGAGTGCGGCTTCTGCTGCCACGGCTGCGTCAGCGTAAGTCTTTTTAGCAAAGACATTTTCACCGCCGATAACGAGCGGGCCGTCTGCTGTTCCTACGAACAGGCTCTTGTTGAGCGTGTCGATGGCGAGTTCACCAGCGGAAAGATTTTGTGGCGAACCACTTCCGCGTTTGATTTTCAATATTGGATTGGGCATTTGATTTATTTGGTTGTTGGTTTGGTGTTCATGGGGAAAGTTAAAAGGCTCCGCAGTCGATGGTTTCGAGCATGAGTCGGTAGGTGTTGGCGGCGTTGTCCCAAAGCCATTGCACATGGGTGTCCTGCGCGTGGTAGATGCGGGCCTCCTTGCCGGGCTGCGGGAAGTCGGCGGCGGTGGGGTAGATGACGAGCTGCTTAACGCTGTCCTCTGGCAGGACAATCGTGAACTGGGAGAGGTCCAGTTGCTGGGTGATGTTGGTCTCGGTGATCGTCGTCATGCGTAGGTGGCGGTCTCCCGGTTAGTCCACGCGACATTGGTCGCCTTGGCGGTTGCAGTGACGGCTCCGGCGGCAGAGAGCGCGGAGCGGGTGATCGACCATTTGGCCACGACTGCGGGTGAGCCGGTGGCTGGGATGTCGGAATTGAGCAGTAGTCCGTAGTAGGAAAATGTGCCTGCGGTATTGATGGCGAAGGCGTGGATGGAGTTGTCCGGGTCGCGTTGCGTAGTGGCTGAGTAGAGGCCGAGGGCAACGACAACGATTTTTGCGCCGTTTGGAATGGCTTGGGTGAAAGTGATCGTGCCGCTGCCTTGGTTGACGAGGTAGTCGGCGGTAGGTTCCTGTGTCACCCCGTTGATCGCCACGATGACATGGTTCGGATCGCTGGAGCGAAGTCCATTGACCGGGAAGGTGCGGAGCGTGCCGTTGCCGGTGAGCGTGGTTTTGGCTGAGTCGAGGAGACCGGCTTGAGGCAGGCCGAAGTTGAGGACGGCAGTGTTGCCTGTGCCGGTGTTCGTGACGAAGGGTTGGACATTGCCAGAGACCGGGGAAACATTTCCGACTTGGACGAGGAGCGAAGGGTAGCTGACTCCGCCACCGGGTCCACTCGCCTTGGCTTGCGAGGCATCGATGCCATCGCCGCCGTTGCGGGAGGAGACGAGTTTCGAGGACATCCACGCTGGCTTGATCCGACCTTTGCGCTCGGTGGAGTCCCGGCGCATGGCAGGGCTTTTGCCGAGGATGTCGGTTTCCTTAGCAAGGAGCGCGGCCTTGGCGGCATCGCCGGTCAGCGGGACGGCCAGCTTGGCCGCGAGGCTGGCCGTGAGGAGGTCGATGAAAAGGGAATCGAAGAGGGTGACTTCGGTGACTTTGCGGACATACTCCAGCGTGATCGCCGTGCCGAGCCAGACATCCCAGTCGGTGGTCCAGCCAGATGTCACGCCTGGTTGCTTGGCAGACCCAGTGACCATGCATCGGTAGACCGCCGTGGCGCTGGTGACGACATTCCCGGCCTCGTAGTCGCGGCCTGCCACCCAATCGAAAGCGCCGGAATCGGAGTTGGAGAGGACAAAGTTGCCAGAGACCTCCCAAGCGGCATCGCCGGTCGAGTAATCTTGGTCGTTTACCCGGAAGACGCGCAGGCAGTCGGACGGGATCGCGTAGCGGTAAGCCCACTTGTATTCCGGGCGGGGGACGGTCTCAACCACCGTGGTGGACTTCATCGCCCAAGTCCATGATCCGGCGAGGAGGAGCGCATCGCGCACCTGTGGGTAGAGGGACTTGGCGAGGAGCATCGCCTGCGAGGAGGGTCCGAACTGCTCGGCAGTGCCTACGCGCAGGATCGCTTGGCGGCAAAGTTCGTCCTCAGTGAGCGTGGACGATGGGCGCGAGGAGGCGCGGGCCTCGACCGCATTTTTCAATGCGGGCTTGCCTGCGAGGAACTGGAGTTCCTTGAATAACTCCTCGCTTTTCATGCGTTATTGGCGAACGACCTGCGCGGGTTGGGATTCCATGAGTTGCGAGAGCTTCATGGCGAGTGTCACGGTGAGCATGTTTACAAAGACCGCCGGGAACTTGCTGGCATCAGTGACGATGGCGGTCGTCTCGATCTGAACCGTTGGCGTGACATCCGTGTGGAGGTAACCGCCGACGATCTCCCATTTGCCGAAGTTTTCATCCTCGTCCACGCCATTGACCCGAAGCACCTTGATGGTCGTGATCGGCAGCAGGTAGCGTTTGGCGTAACCGAAGGACGGGGCCACGGGATCGGCGGAAAGGGTTGTCTGGACCCGGGCGAACTGCCAGTCGAAGTCAGCAAGGAGTTCGTTACGGGTCTGGTCGAAGAGGGATGTCGCGATGGACATCGGCTCTCCGTAGGGTTTGAAGACATCGGCGCTTCCCACCCGGAGGATGGCTTGGCGGCAGATTTCCGAGACCGTGTTGGCCGAGGTGGTCGTGCGGGGTTTCGCAGACTTCTCGATCTGGTTCTTGACTGAAGGGCGCTGCATGGTCTCTGCGGCCACTTGGACCATCGCGGTCACAATGTTTCCATCGGTCGTGAGCGGGAGGGCAATCTTGGCGGCGAGGCGGCAAATGAGCGCCTCGATGAACGGAGCCGGGAACAATGCCACATCGGTGACGAGTGAAGTGTAGTCCACGATGATGGGCGCTCCGATGTCGGTGTGCAGGAATCCACCGACAATTTCCCATTGGCCGAAGTTCTCGGTGGTGTCGATGTTGTTGACCCGAATGATTTGGATAAAATCCGTTGGCAGCGTGTAGCGTTTTGTGTGGCCCGAAGTCGGGTTGGTCGCGTTGACAACAAGCGATACCTGTTTTTTGGCAAACGCCCACGGGACATCTGAAAGCAGTTCCTCAAGCGTGTGGTCGTAGAAGCTATTGGCAAAGACCATCGGCTGGCTCTTGAGGGATTCCAAGGAACCGAGGCGCATGATCGCCTGTTTGCAAATCTGGGTGCGGGTCGTGATGTTGTTGCTTGTGCTGGCATCGGCGACCGAAACGATCTCGCGCTGGAGAGCGGGGCGCTGGATGATGAAATCAAATTCCTTCGCTGCGGCCATTGCTTGGTCACCGGCTCCGAGCGCCATCGCGAGCTTGTAGGCAAGGCGAGCAACAACGAGTTCGATGAAGATCGCAGGATAGGAAGTATCACTAACTGGTGCGGCGATGTAATCGATGGAGATCGGCGTTACCAGATTAGTATGGACAAAGCTGCCAACCACCTCCCATGTGCCGAAGTTCTCTGAGGTATCAATGCCATTGATGCGAAGCACCTTGATGGTCCCTGTTGGGACGGGGTAGCGGAAATCGTATCCGCTAACCGGAGCCGTGATATCCTTTGCGACATTGCCTGCCTGCTGGCGGGCAAAGCGCCAATCGTATTCCGAAAGAATCTCGTTGATGGTCTGGTTGTAGAACTTGGCCGCAAAAACAAACGGTTGCCCGTTTTGCTTGAATGCATCGGCGCTGCCGACACGCATGACCGCTTGCCGGATGATCTCGCTGGCGTTTGCGGTGAGTGTGCCAGAGTAGTTAGCGACTGCCTCGACTGCCTCAAGAAGGGCAGGCTTGGACATGAGGAATTGGAGTTCTTTGAAGAGTTCTTCGGATTTCATTTGGATTGTTCGGATGTTGGGAATTCCACGATGGAGGCGAGTTTGAGAGCGAGAGTGGCGGTGAGGATTTCGACAAAGATGGGCGGAAACTTGGTCACATCGGTGACCGTGGCGGTGTGATCGAGAATGATCGGGGTCGCGAAGTTGGTGTGGATGAAGCTGCCGACAACTTCCCACTGCGCGTTGTTTTCTGAGTCGTCGATATTGTTGACCCGGATGATTTGCTTGCAGGCTACGGGGATCGCGTAGCGGAACGAGTAGCCGGTCGTGGGAGCGGCTGCGTCTTTGGCGATGGAGACTTGGGCGCGGGCGAACGACCATTGGAAGTCGGCCAGCAGGCTATCGCGAACCGACTCGTAAAGAGACTGGGCAATGACCATGGGTTCGCCATGCGGCTTGAACAGATCGGCAGAACCGACTCGCAAAATAGCCCTGCGGCAAATCTCGGCAACGCTGACAGGCACGGCGGATGTGCGAGCCGGGGCATAGGCTTCGGTGGCTTGGAAAAATGCAGGCTTCTGCATGGTGGCCGAGTAGAGTTGGACGCACTGCGTGAACAAATCCTTGGAGCCGGTAAGAGGCATCGCGAGGACGGCTGCGAGCTTCATGGAGAGCGCCTCGATGAAGATGGCCGGGAACAGGGTGGTGGTCGTGACGAGCGCGATGTAGTCGAGCGAGGGAGTGCCTGTTAGGTTTGTGTGCAGGTTGGCTCCGAGGATTTCCCAAGTGCCAAAGTTTTCGCTCGCATCGATGTCTTCAAGCCGGATCGCCCGGATGAAATCGGCAGGCAAAGCATACCTTGTCGAGTAGCCGGTAATCGGTGCAGCACCGCTGGTGAGGTTGACTTGCTTGCGGCAGAATTGCCAATTGAACTCGGCTTGGAGTTCCTCGACCGTCTGCGAGTAGAACAGAGTGCAATACTGCGCCTGCGCCGTTGAATCGGTCAGCGCGGTGATGCGGGAATCACCGAGTCGGGCGAGAGCGAGGTTGCAGATTTGGATGTCTGTCATTTAGCAGTGTTCAGATCACAGATTGAAAAAATGGGTGGCAGACATTGCCCGGTCTGCCAGCGGGGTGCGGGAACTTAGAGGACTTCGTCGCAGGCGATCTCGACGACTTTCTTCTCTTCCATACGCACGGCAGCAAGGCTGGCCACGGAGCGGATTTGAAGGGAGTGCGAGAGGTCGGTGCGGATGTCCATGTGGGTCTTGAGGCCACGCTCGGCGAGGATGATGCCGCTCTTCACATAGGCGAAGCAGGAGCGGATATCGGTCGCCAGCGGAAGCTGCTGGCTTCGGCGGAATTTGAAACCCATGAAGGTGTTCAAAGTGCCGTCCACAAGGGCGCGGACCGAGTTGTAGTCTGCCGAGGTTGCCTCGACCGTGCGGAGCAGGTCTTGGAGTTGCTTGGCGGACACAACCATGATGCGCTCCTCTTCCTCGTCAACCTCGTTGGAGTCGAAGAGGAACTTCGCTGCGCGGAGCTTGGCGATGGTGAGGCCAGAGTTGGCGACTGCGCCGGACTCGACATAGTTGGCTGCGATCTTCTGGCCTGCGGGCAGGACGGTGGCCGTTGTGCCGGTCGTGCCGGTGAAGGCTGTGCCGCCGAGGGCATCGATGATGATCTTGTCGCAAGTGCGAGCGTAGGCTGCGGCATGGGACTGAATGATCGGGCTAGTGGGTAGAACGACTTCGCCGAGAAGCTGCTCATCGAACTCGTCAACGAGTTTGGCGCAGTCGTATTGAAGTGGGCGAATCCAACGCTTGGCCATCGCTTGGTTGCTGATCCGAGTGTCGCCAGAGCGATCCGTGATCTGAGCCATCGAGGTAGCGTCGAGTTGATTGTAGGATTTCTCCTTCCCTTCGATGGAATCGAGGGTGACATATTCTTTCAGCTTAGAATTCTTCTGCTGAACGAGGTGTTTCCAGTTGTTATCGAACTGGGTCGTGAAGTGATTGGGGATGTTCGTCAGAACTCCGTTTAGATCTGCCATTTGGTCTCCTTTGGTTTGTGTGAGTTGGTATCAGTCGAAACTGATGGTTTGCTCCCTTCGCTTCCGAGTGTCCCGTGTGGGGTCTTCGACGGCGGGTATTAGGGAGCAGGCTCACAAAGGAGGTGTCTGCTCTGACGAAGTTGACATTACCGCTGATGCGGTATCAGTCAAAACTTTTTTTAAAAAAAAATTAGCGGGGCCGAGACTCGAACTCGGAATTCCAGATTATGAAACTGGTGTTATGCCTTTTCACTACCCCGCAGAAATTCATCCCTGCTTGAGCAGGGAGGTGACGAGCGCAGCGGCCTCGCGGTCGCCTTCCATGTATCGCTTGTGCCAAGTGTTGTCGGGGTTCGACATGATGTCCTTGGCGCGGGCCGCGCCGGTCATAAACTCCGTGCCGCCCATCGAGCGACCGACCTTGTCCTCGCTCATCATTTGCACCATGCGAACAAAGCCGCGCACGACCTCCGGGTCGCTGAACCCGTGTGAATTCGCATCCACGCCAGCGATTTTCGCGGCCTGCTTGGCAAGTCCGATGTTCTTTCCGAAATCATTTCCCCACTCCTTTTGGAGCGTCTGCACGGCCTCGGTGCGTTGCTTCTCGTAGGTGGCTTGGATCGCCTCCATTTTGAACATTTCTGTCTTCGCGTGTTGCGTGACGAGTTCCTTCATGGCCGATGGCGGGATGCCGTGCTTGTGGGCGATCTCGGCATAGGGCTTCGCCATGTCGTCGCTCCATGTCATGCCCTCGGGGAGTGCCTCCGGAGCGAACTTGTATTCCTCCAGCGAATCGGGAACGCCCATCGCACGGCGGAAAGCGGCGTGTTCCTCGGGCGAGGATTTCTCGTTCGGCACGCCGAGTTTTTTCCCGATGAGTTGATTGGCGTTCGCGAGCGCCTTCGCCATGTCGGGAACGCTTTTGTATTTCGCGAGCGTGTCCTTGTAGGCGGCAGAATCCTCGGGGAGGTTGTTCGTCCATCCTTCCCCGAATGTGCCGTCCGGGTTGACCCAGCCGGTCGAGGGAGTTGAGGGTTGCGTGGTGGTGGTGGTCGTCTCCGAAGCGGCGGGCGCTGCGGCGTTGGTGCTGTCGGCTCCTGTGTCGAGCAGACTCTGCTCGGAGGAGGTATCGATGGTGTCTTCCATAAATGGTATCAGTCAAAACTGCTCGTCAGTTTTGATGCGGGTGGTAACCGAGATGGGTGCGGCGTCCGGCGTAGCGGATCGCGAATTCCTGCGGGTGGTAGTCGCGCATCCACTCGACATAGGCGGGAGTCTTGTCGCCGAGCATCTGCTCCATTTCCGGTGCAGGCGGGATGTCTTTCTTGGGTTCGGATTTGGGCTTACTCATTTTTTGACCTTGCGTTTGGGAGTCTCAATGTCGCCGTCCGCGATGACCGGCCTGCGGAGCATGGCTTCGATGTGGAGGATCACGCCTCGTTGACCGTCTCGCAGCGCGGCGACCACGGGGTTGAAATCATAACCAGGCAGGAAGACCTGCGAGTCGGTAGCGAACTGGTGCTTGAGGTCGGCGATGACCGCTTGGCCGTCCTTGCCTGCAAACAAGCGATGGTAGGCGTTGGTGACCTTCTGGCGCTCGCGCTCACGCCGAAGGGCAGCGGCTTTGTCTTCGGGAGCCATCACGCTTGTCCCATCATGCCGGGGAGCATCCCGGCGAGTGCGGAGTCCTGCTTCACGCTGCCCGCCTTGCCAAGGGCGCTTGCGGCCTGCTCCATCTGCTGCGCCTGCATGGCTTGCTGTTGAGCTTGGGCGCGGGCGGCTCGTTGTTGCGCCACCATTTCCTCCTCCATGAGCCACCGGGCCGGGAGACCATCGTTGCGGGCCATGTCGCGGCAGATTTCATCGAAGTCGAAATTGTCAAGCATGTCGGGTTTGATCTGCACATAGGGCAGGAGCATCTCGCTGGTGCGAATAAATGCGGCGTTTTCGAGACTTTTAATCGCGAGGGCGATTCGGCTGTTGTAGGCGACATCCGGCTCGGGGATGTAACCGACCATCGTGAGTTGTTGGGGTGGGGGAGGGAACTTGCCAGCGCGGGCGAGGATCGCAAAGACCCGGCGAAGGAGCGGGTTGAATAGCTCCGTGGTGAGGCGAGCAAAGGTCGGGGAAAATTGGATGAGCTTCTCACTCGCTCGCTCGGCGACTTCGCGGGCGGTCATCTGTTTTTGCAACTGCGCGAACATTTGGAACAAGTCCACATGGAAGGCTTCGTTGATCGCCTTGCGTTTCTGCTCGGCCCGCTCGACGCCGATGTCGTAGCGTCCGCCGGTTCCCCATTCCTTCGGGGTTGCGTTGGGGTTGTTCGGATCGAAGTAGGTCACGCCACCGGCGCGGAGATCGATGTCGCCATCAAACCCGGCTGGGATGAGGATGCGAGGGAACGCATGAATCTCGGCGAGGGAGTCGAGTTGCTTTTCAAGAAAGTTGAGTTGCTTGCATTCCGGCAGCGCGGTCCACGATGGCGAGTAGCCGTAGCACTCCGAGTTTTTCCACTTGAGGTAGCGGGTGACGAAAAATGGTTGCTCATCGAAGCCGCTGGACAAAAAGACATGCTTGCTCGCCTTGTCCACATACACGCTGGCATAGGGTTTGTTCTCGGCGTCTCGCTTGCCTTGTTCAATCTCGCCCGGGCCGCGAGGGGCGATGAGATGGACGCAGGCAAACTTGCGGTTGGAGTTGGGCTTCTCCAGTTCCTTCTTCATCGAGTCGGTGAGGTTCTCGACTCCGAACTTGAGCGCGGCCTGCCGTGCGGTCATCTCATACTCGCGGGAGAGTGTATCGACATAGCCCTCGTCATCCTCGGAGATCGCGAACGATCCGAGATCGAGCTTGGTGAAGTTGAGGGAATTGTTCTTCCCGCCTTCAACCAAGATCGCTGCCGTGCCGAACGCGCCCCGGTCGAGATAGAGTTCGTGAATCTCCGTGTAAAAGTTGGACCGGCTGAGTTCGGCCTGCATCACCTCGGTGCAACGCTTGAACCACTGCTCGATCTCGTCCTCGCTCTCCATCGCCTTCGGAGGTTCCAGACTGAACCACCGGCTTTCGAGCGGCGTCATCCATGAGAGTTGACCATTGGCCAGAATCATGTTTGCCCGCACCGCAGTTGCGTCGAAGAGTTGCGCCTCGTCTTCGGTGGACGGCGAGGTCGTCTGCGTAAACATCGTCGCCTTCCGGGGCATCACATACTTCGCGATGTCCTCCCAGAGAGATTCCCATGTCGCCCGCTGATGCACTAGTTCCGCATGGCGCTGCAAAACCTTGTCGGCGAGTTCGGGATTTTTGCCGGTCATTGGTATCAGTCAAAACTGAATCAACCCAGCGTCGAGTAGCCGGTCGTCATGGGAGCCTGCGAGGATTCCCCGGCGAGGATCGACTTGCGGAGTCCCTTGCGCTTGGCCACTTCCGATGACATGTCAGCTTGCGGGTTGCCGGGGTCCACTTGCGCTGCGGGCGCTGGTTTGTTCGCCTCCATCTGCGCGATCATGTCAGCTTGCGCCTTGCGCTGGGCTTCAGCCTGCTGGCGTTGCATTTCCATCTGCTGGCGCTGCATAGCGGCTTGCTGATCGGCGGCTTGCTGCATGCGTTGCTGCTCGGCTTTGGCTGCTTGGTTTTCCTCTTCGGTTGGACCGAGCTTCCGCTTACCTCCTCCGAACCATGCTAAACAGGTGGAGAGAATGGGATTTTCTTGGTGGTCAGTGAGTCGCATCGCGGTAGGAGTTTCGAGGTTTCGTAAATCCGGAGCGGGCGGTCTCGCCGACTCCATGCGATGTAGGGAAGACGATACGGAGCAAAGTTGCAAGGGTTATTTTGACTGATACCAATATATATAGTGATCAGCCAGCAGTTCTGACACAACCTGTGGTATGTGTGGGCGGCATCGCGCCAGCGTTCCTCGGGGTCGTGAATGTCCACCGGGCGGGCGAGCATGAAGAAGTCCTCGGTGTTGATGACCACGCCATTCCATGCGGTGAGTTCGACCTCCTCGGCGAAGGATCGTGGCTGCGGGTAGCGCCGGTAGAGGTCGAGGATTTGGAGTTCCAGTTCGCGTTTCACCGGCGCACCTTTCCGAATCCCCCACCTCGGAATCCTGCCATGACTCGGGTTGCTTCATGCCGCTCGGCCTTGCGCGGGATCGCGCTGCGGTCGATCACCATCCCTCGCTTGATAGCCTGGTGCGAGAGCGAGAACGCATCGGCGAAGTGAGAGGACCAATCGTGGACCGGCACATCCTTGATGGTCACCCCATCGCGCTCTTCTTTGCTGTGGTAGGCGTCGAGCGCCTCGATGCCGTCCGCGCATCCGGCCTCGTTCATATGAATGCGCGGGAACGCATCGTTCGCGAGATTGATGCCATCCCAAACGCTGATCTGCCGAGGCACAGGAACCACGCCGGTCAGTCCGCTGCGACCGAGCGCCTCCTGCCAGAGTCCGCCCACTTCCGCTGCGGCATCGTGTGGAATGAAATGCCCTCCGTAGCCGTATTGGCGATCTTTGAGCCGTGCCGCCCAATCCGCAGGCGTCTTGCACTCGTCGGACCCGGAGAGAGATTCCAGATAGTTGATGCGGTCGCCGACCATCTGCCAAATCCACACCTTTTGATTCAGCGGAGCGCCCACATCCCAGCTTGTGTAGACCGGGAGTTCTTTGAACCAGAGGATGTCGTTGGTGATGCGCTTCTCGGCTCGCGCCTTTTCGAGCGAGCGAACATAGATTGCGCCCGGGCGACCGATGTTGAAGCTGCACTCGTATTCCTGCTGGTAGGCATTCTCCGTGGTCCCGCGCCGGATGTCGGTGAGTTCATCCTGCGGGATGATGTTCGATTCGCTCGCTTTGAGCATGAGCGTGAACCAATCGTTGTCCGCACACGCCCGGTTCCACATTTTCCAGAAAATGTTTCGTCCCTTGGGTGTTCCCACCCATGTCGCCCACCCTTGGTAGTCGGTGAGCGTTGGCCGGATGACATTGTCCCACGCAGCCGGGTCGAGGTCAGCGGCCTCGTCCATCACCACGCCATCGAGGTAGATTCCGCGCAGGCGCTCGTAGGCTTCACCAGAGTAAAGCCGGATCGTGGCCTCATTGTGGAAGGTGATCGCGAGATCAGCCTTGTTGATCCCCACGCCGGGGATTTGCGAGGTGAACTGGACAAGGTATTTCCACGCGATGTCCTTCGCCTGCTCGCGGGTCGGAGCCACATAGGCGTAGCGGAGCGGTGGCCCGCTGCGGCGATGCGAGAGCGCCTTGGCGATCAAGTCTTGGATGCAGACGAAACTCTTCCCAGCACGCCGGTGCAGAACCATCACCGACCAGCGTTGCGTGCGGTGCAGGTAGCTTGCAAGCTGCGGTCGCGGGATGATGTCGATGTTAAGCGCCACCGATGCGGATGTTGATGTCCATGCCTCCAGCGACCTCGATCTTTTCCGGTTCGTTCCATCCCATCGCCTTGGCGAGCATCTCACCATACTTCGCGCAGGTGGCCGATTCCGGCGGCATTTCCATGAACCGCTCGCGGAGTGTTTCAAGGTAGGTCTCGCGCTTGTAGGTCATCTTGGCTTCAACCTTGGCGCGAAGTTCGTCCACTCGTTGGCAGACCTTAACATTTTTTAACATTCTCGCCGCTCCTTGTGAAGCCGTGGATTCAGCGTAACCAGCGCGAACATAGGCTTGTGTCGGCGATAATCCGTTCGCGATACCTTGGCAAAACGCCTCTTGTTTCGGGTTGATTTTCATGTGGTAATGGTATCAGTCAAAACTTGTCTTGACAAGGATTCGGTTTTTCCCCCTTATAATCCCCCTGTTGTTGTTTGTCTGAAGGTAATTCGGATGGAGGTTCCTTCTTCGGCTTTTGTTTTGGCCTTAATTTGTCGGAACGAGATTTCAACTGACGCCGGATCGTCGTCTGGAATGAGTCCTCTTCTTCGGATGGCATCGATGAGGAATTTGCATCCGCCAGCAAGGTTATCAGCATCGAGTGGGTGGCAGGAGATGCGAGTAATGCGGAGTCCAAATGCTGGCTGGTCCGTTGCTTCTCCTTGGACAGAGTGGTCCAGTGTTTGCCGAGGACTCGATTGAGGCTTGGGGTGAGGAATTCCGGGAGCCACAGATTCAGTTCGTGCGAACGAGCCATCTGGTTTTTCGGTGTAGCCGAGTTGTCGGAGTTGTTCATGCGTCCAGTTCATTAGTTGATATTTTGAACCACCGGCTGAGAGCGGAGGTGATTTGATTGGGGTTTTTGTTTTCATGCCAGCCGAGGCAGTGACTGGCAGTCATCGCGAACTCGGAGGCGATCTCCTTTAGTTCGTCGCGCTCCTTGCGAACGGCGATGAGTTCCGAGAGCAGAAATTGGTTAAGGAGAGCCGTTTTGCTAATGCCTTTGCTGGCCGCTTTTGAAATCTCCAGCGCCTCGTCGCGCTCGCGCAATGCTTTGAGCCTTTCAACTTTTGCTTTAACCCATGATTCTTGAGTTATTTCCAAATTTGCGCCGCCCTCCTCCGTGTTCTCTGTGTCCTCTGTGGTTAAATTTTTCATATCATTACCAATCATTTCGTTTTCGTTTGGCCTCAATTGCCCGGCGCTCTGGCGTTGCCACCCAGAACCGGTCGCGGGCTTCTTTGACCTGTCTTGAGAGCAAAAGCCACCACCGGTCCTCGCGGTCGGAGCCGCAGAATTGAGTTCCTGCGGCCCCTTGGGCGACTTTTTTTCGATTAGAACGAGATTTCGTCATCGGTCGGGGTTGCGTCAAAGGCGCGGGCCGCAAGGATGCGCTCGTTGAGAGTCGTGAGCCGGTCAGCCGGGAGCGGCTGCGAGGAGGTCATGGGGTTGAGCCATCGCACCTTCAGCCGCACCTTGCCGTCCTCTCCTTCCTCGGCCTCGATGGTGATCCGGCAGAGCTTGCCGACCCAAGGCGCTTTTCCAGCGTTGAGCGTTGGGATGTCCCACTCTCGGCCAAAAGCCTCGTCGAGCGTCTTCGCCGTGCGCTCTGCGGCCTTCTCCGAGAGCCAGCCCTGCCAGACGATTTCCCGTCCGTGCTGGTCGCTGGCCGGATCGTCGATGAGGAGCGGGATGCGGATGAAATGCGAGCCGGTCTTGCTGGTTCCAAGCCATCCGTTGCCGGGGGCTTTTACTTTCGCCGTGTATTTGCCTTCGGCGGTCACATAGCGGTTCTGTTGTTTGTCTGCGAGGTCGTGTGTTGTTGTCATGTTGTTTGGTTGTTGTTGTTCGGGAGGTTGGTATCAGTCAAAACTAAGCTTTTGTCCCTTATGCTTCCGCATTTTGTGCAAACGGCATTTTCATCTCCAAAAATCCATTTGCATTGATGCGTGCCTCCGACTTTGGCTTGGAATCTGCCGCGCTTTTGTTCGCCAACAGCAGCTAAGGATTGAGCGGTAATTGCCCCGGCTCCTACATTGTGGAGCCTTTGAAGACTTGTTGTTGTCATGTGTTGATGATGTTGGTGAACTCCGATAACCGCCGGAGGATCGGCTCGCCCCTGTCGGACGAGAGCATTTTTCTGAGGTCGCCCTTGGCGGCGTTGGCCGTCCAAATGATGGGCAGTTCGTGAGAGGATCGGTGTTCCAACAGGTCGAAGAGTTCCAGTTCCGCCCGCTCGGTCATCTTGTTTTTGCCGAGGTCATCGAGGAGGAGAACCTTCGTCCGGCGGCAGCGAGTGAGTGTGTCTTCGGCCATAGCTTTAGCCTGGTTGTTGTCGTGCCACTGGTCGGCGCAGGCTTTTGCAAATCCCGTGGAGGTGATGCCAAAGACTCGCAAGTTCTCAAAATGCAACCGCTTGAGCAGTATCCACGCCGCTCGCGTCTTGCCGCATCCCGCAGGACCGACGAGACCGAGGCCGACCGGATTAAAGCGCCATGCCTCGCATTCGCGCAGGAAGGCCGCAGGAATGCGTTTTGGGTCGCTTTCGCGGTATAGTGGTGGACAGAGGGTGTTGAACGCCTCCTGCCGCCTCTCCTGCTCCTCTGCGGCCTGCTCCTGTTTAAGCCTTTCGATCCGTTGGAGATCACACTCGTCGCAGAGGATTTTGACATTTGGGAAAATCCGAAGCAGATCGTCCCCGGGGACCGGAACCGAGTTGTAGCACGACTCAGTCGCGCAGCATTGGACCGTGGCTACCATTGCTCCACCTCCTTCGGTTTGTCGGGTTGCAGCTTGGGACTTGCCTTCTTGAGCCAGCCCACGAATCCGCTGCGGTTTGCCGATGTCCCCTTCCGCTGGCAGAAGGCCAAAAACGACACCCGCTCGCTGGCGACATCCCGGTCGGCAAATTGCCGCTGGAGTTCCGCCAACCACGCCTCGTCATCCGGTAGGCCGGTCGGCCCGCCACCGCCTACGACCTCGCCTCCGTCTCCGTCTTCGTCTCCGTCTCCGCCTCCGCCTCCGCCTACGGGTGCATATGCTTCGCGCCTGCTACTCGTCTGCGTAGCATCTGCTATGCAACTGCTAGGCGCTTGCGGCCATTTGCTATCCCTTGCTCGCACTTGCTGCCGGAAATCTAACATTTCCAGATACCGCTTTGTATCGACGGCGTAGAGAGCGATCAATCCGGCTGACTCAACCTCTGTGAGCCAACGGGAGATGTCGGCCTCGCGGACCTCATCGATTTTAAGCGGGTAGCAATGCGCCCGGAGCAACGCCGGATTCGCGCTATAGCGCCCGAAGTCGTCTACTATAGACATCAACCTGCGGAAAAACAACTCCGCTTGCGGTTTCAACGAATTGATCCGCTCGCTGGTCAGAATCCCCTCGCGCAGGACGCGGTTAGGCATGGACCGCCCCCCTGTAAACGGCCAGCACCCGGCAATGGGCGCTCGCCCGCTTTGCCTTGCGGTAGCAGAGGTGACGAATCACCCCTGCTTTGACTGCCGCCGCAAACCGGGCGCCCCACGCATTCGGATGGGGCGGCTCACCCACCCACGGGCGGACATCCTCCGCAGTAAATTCCGCGCCATTCCGGGCGAGCCATGAGATGACCCCATCGCAGGTCGCCTTCCAATCCTCCGGCGTGTTGGCATCCACCGCAAGGATACCACGGTCGCGTAGTTCTTCGCCGGTCATTTGGATTTGCCCTTCTTCGGCTTGTCCACGACGAGCTTCACGATCTCCGCACCGCGCCCAGCCTGCTCTTCACGCACCGGCACACCCATCTTGGCGCACCACTCGCGGAATTTTTTGCCGCTCATTTTGCCGCCGAGGTTTGCCACAAGATCATCAAGGCCCGACTTGCCAGACACCGCCGCACTGACGATGGCAATGCGGTCGAAGTATTCAAGCCCGCTTTGGCGCTGGATTTTCCATCCCGGAATCTCCGCGCCAGCCTCCATATCCACCTTTGCCGCCGTCTTCACCTCATCGTAGAAATCCGAAAACAACGCCCCCGCTTGCAGGAATTTGCCAAGCCTTTCTGGGTTAGCCACGATCTGCGCCTTGAGCGCCTCCAGTGAGACACCAGTCGGTTGGGATTCCACCACTGCCAGCGTTTCCACAATCGGACCGGTGCGGGCTGCACAGCTATCGGCCTTCAAGCACCATGAGCAGTATTGACACGGAGTCGCCACGGCATTCGGATCGTTCACAGCCTCCAGCACCCCGTCCACCACGGCCTTCGCGGTCGCGTAGCTGAACTCGATGCGTGTGAACTCCCGCTGGTCGCAGAAAAGCAGGCAGCAGGTCCAAGTCGATTCCTCCAGCCTCTGCGGGTCGAAATGCTCGTAGAACTGCCGCTCCAGGTTGCCCAGCGCATACGCCGCCATCTGCTCGTAGTAGGAGCGAATCTGTCCCGACTTTAGGTCGAAACTCATGTTCTCGTCCTCGCAGCGGGCATCCTCCGTGCCGACATGGGAGAGACCCGGAGTGTTCACCTTTAGGTTAACCTCATCAGCCTCGATCTCGCCTCCGTCCGCCAGATCGCGCACCGTGTCCACAGCCCACATCACATTCTCCTGCTCCTCGGTGGATAGCTCCACCGGCACAGGTTCACCCATGAGGAACGCCCGGAACGCCGCATCGAGGCGCGTTCCCCGCTCCGCATGCGGTCCTGCCACGGGGTTGGATTCGTATTTCGCGCACTGCGCCAGCTTGGGCAGCGAGGAATGGCGAATCGTCGCGTTCATTATTTGACCTCCTTCACTTCTGCCAGCACGGTTTCGAGGAAGCGTGGAGTCGATGAGAGGATACGGTTGCGGTAGCCCTCGTCCGTCATGTCGCGGAATGTCTGCCCCGCCATGATCTGCCCCTTGGCAACGAGGAAGGCGTTGACCTTTGCCTCATGCTCGAAAATGCGCTTCTCCAGCGTGACCGCCCATTCCGGCTCCTCGGCTGCGGTATCAATTGATACCACCTCGGCCTCGATGGCCTTCGTCTCAGTCGCAGGAACTGCAACAGGCTCGACCACTGGTTCGGGCTTCACTTCCACGACCGGCTCCAGCTTCGCGGCCACCGAACGCACAGGGCGAGGCGCGTCGAATTCCTGCACCTCTTCGGGAGTATACATCCCATTGAGGACCGCAGGGAATGTCGCACGGACCCCCTCCGAGATCACCCGCGCCCGCAGCATCTGCCGAGGATAGGATTTCCAGTTGTCCTTGCCGCCCAACCCAGCCGCCTTGGCCCGCGCCATGTCCCAGTCGATCCGGAGCGATCCGCCCGCCGGATGCGTAAAGGTCGCGCTCACCTTCTCGTTCGTATGGTCGTGCCACTCGACACGCCCGCCGCTCTGCTGAAATCTTGCCAGCATCGAATCCGCTTTCAGCGAGGCGCGGCCTTGGATGATGTGGTAGTCGCTCGCCACCGATCCGGGGTGACGCCCTTCGGCGGTCGCCACGATCATCAGCGCCAGTGCCTGGTCTGGTGTCTTCATGCCGAAGAGACCGCTTTTCACGATGGCCGAGGCCATCACCTGCATGTCGCCAAGGGCGACTTGTGTGTTGACTTGTGTCAGTTGTGTATTATTACTCATGTTGTTATTACTGCTTTTCTTGTGGTTTTGACTTGGCCCCTTCGGTTGCACCCGTCGGGGCCGTTTTTCTTGTGGTGAGGATGTTTAGTCCTCGAAATCTTCAAATTCTTCCCAACGCCTCCGGCGTTCGTCATGCCGACGAAATCTTGAAAGGATGTCCGCCTGTCCGAGCCGGTAGCTCGCGTAGCAGGAGCCGAGCGTGAGGAAGGCGAGGAGGATGGCGAATTCCGCGCTCATTTTGCTCCCTCTGTCCAAGCCCATGTTATTGCCAGCAGCACCGCCACCGGCCCCAGCGCCTTAATCGCCTCGATGCACGATTGCAAAATCCAGAGCGTTTCTTGGTGGTTCATTTCGACTTCCCTCCTTGCTTTCCGCCGTTAGCCTTCCGCGATGATCCTGCCCGATTGGTTCGACCCAGACGCTCTTTACGAGTGCTTCCACACGCTGGCCCACGAAGGGCGCTCGCAAATGTGTCGATCCCCGCTCCAATACGACGAAGACCGCTTCTGGCTTGTGCTGGAGTGGCAAGACACGCACGACGGAGAAATCCCCTCACATCGCGTTCCTCTGGAACCCAAGTGGCTACAGCCGCCATTAGCTCCAGAACAACCGTGGGTGTATCAAGTGACCGTGGAACCGTCCCAATAACTTTCATTTCGCGGACCTCCGGCGGTTGGTGGTTTTGATTTTGCGAAGGCGATACCAGTTCTCCAGCACGGCCCGCGAAATGCGATGCCCGACTCGGTTGCCAAATGGCTTGCTCGCCTCGATGGCCCCCGATTCCAGCAGCCGATAGATCGTTTTTTTCGACACACCCATGAGCGCAGCCGCCTCGTCGGTTGTGATCTCGTCCGGGTTCACGCCGCCCCCCCTTCCGCCTTGCCAGCGCCGGTCGAAAAAACCACGCTCCCGGCATGTCCTTGTTTGAACGCCTCCAAACTCTTTCCGACGAGGAACTCGCCGCCGAGTTGGAGAATAAAAATTTGAGTCAATATGGTCATAGTCTTGTCCTTTCCGAGATCAACCGCCGTGCCCTGCAAAAATCCATCCAAGCGAACTTCCTACCCCGCTGGACGGGGTGGGTTGTCCTCCTGGCATCAATTCTTGCCGCTCTATTTTCCTTGATAGGATTGCTGCGATAACCTGCCTCGCCTCCTCTGGGGACAGGAGCAGCTCCCGCCCGCTCTTCAGCACCGCCCAGCTCGTCATCGTGTCCTCCCCGGCCCGCACCGCCTCCACGGCGTCGAGGTTCAACGCAAAATCATTCTCAAACATCACGCCGCCCCCCTTTCCGTGTTGCCATTTCCCCGGTCTCGCAGGAAATTCCGCGAATCATGCCCGCACACTGGACAGACGCGCTCACCTGCTCCGAACCGATCTCCGTCACCCTTGGCGGCGCCACCCACACCGGCACCCTCCACCGCCACCCCTCCGGGCGCGGCGGATTTGTCGTATCCTTTCAGGCTTCCGAAAAATCCGACGGGTGCCGCCATTACAAGAGCCTCGATCACATCGAGGCCCAGGCACGCATCCTCCTCGCCGAGTTGGTTGCCGAGCATCTCCGAGAGCAGCCGCACCTGCCCAAGGTGCATCGATAGCACCTCCTGCGCTGCGTAATACTCCTCCCCCAGCATCTCCAGCCCGCGCATCCGCCCACGCGCCAACTCCAACGCCCCAATCAGGTCGATGCTCTTCATGCTGCCTTCCTTTTGGTTGCTGGTTTCACCTTATTTTGATAAGGGGTGCCTGACACCCTGTCTAAAAAAATAGTTGCCGCTTCCCTCATTACAAAAGCGAGGCTTCGTCGCTCTGCTTTGGCAATAGATTGAAGCTGCGCTTTCATGTTTTTGTCTATTGGGATCGTGATCTTGGTCATTGCTTTTTTGTCTTAGATTTTTTGGATTTTTCTTGGAGATATGAGTCGCACATGAGCTTCATGGCAGCGACCCGGTCGATTCCATTTTCATCTGCGAATTTTTGTATCCGAGCAAGAAGAGTGTCCTCCATAGGAACCGTCACTCGGACTTTGTTTGCTGCTCGTTTATCTGGCATGAGGACAAGTTAAGATGGTGTCAGACACCCCGCAACAATTATTTTTCAATAAGGTGATCACCTACCCAAATAAAACTATTGACATCCGCATGGGGATTGACTCCGCAGGCGAAAATAAATTTTTACCCGCTTAAACACTCGCTCTGCGGGCTTTTCATATTTTC